CCCGCCATTGCCTCTCCGAGAAGTGGAAATTCCTTTAATAGTTTTCCGATTCCATCCAACACTCCGAGAAGAAAGTCGGCTATTGGCTCGACTGCGATGGCAAACTGTTGAAATACTGCTGTTATTTTTTGCTGTGGCCCTACTGCGGCTGCGGCGATTTCATTAAGTGTTCGCTGTTGCTGCTCTGTTTCTGATAGCTCTCTGGTTACTCCGTTCGCTTCATTAGCCAATCTCAGAAACTCTTCCGAAGTGAGTCCGAGTCCGCCGGATAGTATCTGTAGCCCTTGGCGGTATGCTTGTGTGCCTTCGCCTAATCCGTCTAGTTCGTTTGATAATCCTCCGACTAGTCTGGATAGATCGTCGGCGGTTCGAAGGGATGACAGGGTTCCTTGGTCGAAGCCTGGTCCTCTGAGTCCAAGACCTGTGATGGTCTGTGCAAACCCAACAGCGGTGGAGTAATCTCTAAAAGCATCGGTGGCTGATGTAAGAGAGGTTACTGCAACGCCGAAATCTTGAGAAAGATCAACAAAATCCTCTGATAGTTCTGTGGAGGATGCACCGTAGCCGATTAGGGCTTGTTGTGCTGCCTGGAAAGCTTGTACTGTTTGGGCGGCAGATCTTCCATTGGCTCTTCCAAGTTCAATCACTGCATCAATAGATTCCATGGCTGCTTCGGTGGACATTCCAAGGACGCTTGTGTATTGGTCTATTAACTGACCGGACTCTTCAAAAGATATTCCCAGTCTTTCGTTTCTTGCTGCGAATCTTACAAGCTCTGCCCTTGTTTCTCTTGACTGTCCAAAGAAGCCAACGAGATTTTGTTGATAGGCTGCTAGGGCTGCACCACCTTCTTCATATGTTAATCCGAGATCAACATTTGCGTTAGCAAGTTCTTGCAAAGACCCAATCTGATCCATGCTGCGTGTTGTTACTCCAGCAAGAGAGGCTTGGGCATTCATCATCGAAAATATTGCCCTGTTTGTCTCTTCTGAAATTGTTCTTTGTAAGTTAGCAAGCAGGTTTGAAGGTTTTATCAAGTTGCGTATTGATGTGCCGATACTCTTGATGCCCTCTTCATTGAAAAGATCAACTTCCCCAGACATGTTTCTTATGCCTAGAAGCCTGCTTGCATAAGAGTCAACTAAGCTGTTCGCAGCCGATTGAAGTTGGACGGCTTTTTCTTTTTGCTCGTTGCTTTCTTTTTCGGCGTTTACTGTCTTAACAAGTTGCTCGAATTGTTTTTGTTGCTCTCCAGTAAGAGTAACCCCAAGGATTTTTAATTTTTCTAAAGCGTTGATTTGTTGTTTTTGTAAGTCTAATATTTTCCCTTCAGAGTCTACGAAATTTTCAGCATTGTTGCTTATTTCTTTTTGAAAATTTGCGAGCTTCTCGGCTGAAGCTGAAATCTCTGCCGCAAGCTGTGCGTCTGTTGTTCCAGAATCAACCCTGTTGTTTCTAGATAAAGACGTATTGAGCTTATTGATTGCATCAACTAAGCTTTTAAAATCTGCGGAAGTTGCTTCAGCCATTTATAATATTATCCCTTGAATGGCCACTTGATTCCAGTCTTGCGCTGGAAAGCGTCTACAGCCTTTCTTAATTTAAACTTATCCTTGTAAGTTCTTGGATTGTCAAGTCCATACTTTGCTGCGGTTTGGATATATTTCTTCTCGCTAGACATGGCTTTGGAGAATGAATTGACCTCGCTTCTTGTTCCAGTAATGTTTACTGGTATGGATGCGCCTCCAAACATTGCTTGCAAAAGCCACTTTACGTTTGATCCAAACATCAAAAGGCTTGACTCATCCATCTTGCCTTCTCTTGCAATACTTAAGTCAATGTGAATAGTTACATTTTCTTCCATCGTAGTTTATACTCCGTGCTTTAACTAAATAGTTCTTTAATAATATAAATGCAAAACGCCGAAACAAGTCGGCGTTTTATCTTCACTTCCTATTCTTTTCGGAAGCTTTTTTGATAGCGTTTGTTTCAGTCTCTATCTGTTTTGTCAATCTATCAACAAACCAACTTCTCAGTCCGATAGGTAGATTGTAAGCCTCAATAAAAGACCAGCCGCCATAATGTTTTAGAAAGAATATCTGTTCGTATATACTCTCAGAGTAATCAGGACTTAGGCCAAAAAAACTCCGCAGTAAGCGGAACCTCCACCTCTGATGCAGTGCCACAAGAAGAGCAGACAAACTCACTCTTTAGCTCTAGATCTGGGCTTATGCTCTTATAAGCTGAGCGGATCTCTCTTGTAAGCTTAACCGGCATAAAGTCAATCGCCTTGTTTACCGTAGCTCTGTCGGAGTGACCTGCAATAGATACTATAATGTTTCTGAGTTGTGTGGTTGCTTGACCTGTTTGAATGTTAGCCTTGTTTGCCTTCTGAACAGACTTGAGTAAGTTGGCTTCGTCCCTACTTGTAAGAACTCTTAACTCTACCTCTACACCGGCAGACAATGTAACCATATACGTCCCAGAAGGCGTCGCTGTGGCCTGTATTGTCTCATCATCTTGTGTCGAGTGGGTTCTCTCTAAACCTGCCGCTAAACAGGCTTCTAGGTCGAACTCGTGCTCTTCTGAAGCTGTGCAGGATGGGCAAGTGACCTTTGCGCTATAGTCTGAGCCGTATCCATCAATCCTTGCTGCAACCATGATAGCGTTCTTGTCAACTACAAGCAGATCGTCAACCTTAACTGCATCATCTAGCAGTAGTGATTGAACAAATCTGTCTATGACTACTCCCTTCCTGATTAAAGACTGAGAGGTTAATATATCCTCCTGCTTAGCAGTCATTTGCCTTATCTCTACAGTTTCACACAAATGAAGTGGGTGAGTATCTGGGTATAGTTTGCCAAGCGAAGGCAGGGTTACAAAAGTAGTTGGGGATACAAAATCTAGGAACTCTAGTCCAGACTCTTTTGATTTAGATGCGGGTGTCGGTGAGGATGCTTGCTTTGCTTTCGTACCGACCCTATCCTTGTTGTTTCTCATACATATCCTTTCTTGCTGTTAGAGCAAACAAAAACACTCCTACAGTTTACAATACTTGTAGGAGTGTGTTAAGGTTTTTTATTTATTTATCAGGAGCCTGGCTTAAAGAACTCTGAGGAGTTCTGTCGGCTCTCGTTTGCTGTCTCAAGGTAAGCATAGTCGTATCTTACCTCAAGCTCAATCTGTGTTAAGTCATCACCATCGTAGCTTAAGTCGCCAAACTTTGCATCAACAATGAATGGGTTCCATAGTCTCCAAGTCTCAACAGCGTTTCCGTCTGCATCGATTTGCTCGATTCTGATCTCGCCAAGGGCTATGGTTGCCTGCTGCTTGGACATGGTGTTTCTGTCGTTTGCGCTGATTGCTGGGCTATATCCTGAATCACGGATAACATTTAAAACGGTCGCTGCTGCATCTGGATCAACTGGGTCTACTAAAGTCATGCTGACTGTATTCCACTGCATACGTCCTGGGTAGTAGTATGTGTGATTCAAAAACTGATGCTCAGACTGTGTAACAGTGAAGCTTGGCTTTGAAACAGACTTCAATGTATAAGAAGGGATGTGATCGTTTGTCAAAACCCAACGATACTGTCTCTTTGGGTCTTTAGATTTTCTTGCGTCGTGCCAAAATGCCATTTTATTTATATCTCCGTTTGTGTAATATTAAATAGGATGTAATCCACTTTTTGTCTGCTATTCAGAGAAAGATGCTCCTGAATCAGTGATTACAAAGTCGATTGCAATGTACTCGATTGCTCTTGCTGGCTTGAGAAGAACCTTAGCATACATTACGTTTCTGTCAACCAACTCTGCGGTTGTTGTTGTCTCGTCCAAGATCAAGCGATACTCGGACAATCCAAATCGAGTTCTTACGGACGCCAAGAATGGCTCAACCTTAGAAGAGAATCTTGCCCATGTTGTTTTGACATTCTGGTCGAACAATACGGTTGCAGCCATTCTGCTGATTTCTCTCTTTAAGAAGATCATCAAGCGGCGAACATTGATTCTGTCAAGGGCAGAAGGTGTTGCCTGTAGTGTCTTCTGTCCGAAGATTACGATACCCTCACTTGGGAAAGAAGCGATTGGGTTAATGTTGTGCTCGTAAAGCTTGTCTCTCTCCTTGGAGGTGAGGCGAAGTCTTACGCCTGTGACTGGCAAGCCTGCGGAGCCGGTGGAAAGACCGCCTCTTGTGAAGCCTGCTGGTGCGAACCAAAGCTCAGTCTTGCGGGCGCTGGAGCCCATTGTTCCGAGAGCTACGACGGATGGTGGGCAGTCAATAATCTTGCCTGAAGCGTCGTCACGGACCTTGACAAATGGGAAGTATGCTGCGCCGTAGCTTGAGTTAATGCCTCTTGTCTTAAGAGACGCAACTGCGTTAGAAACACTTGGGTTTCTTGATGATGCGTCAGATGCGTCACTGCTCTCGTGAACTGGAGTGTAATCATTCTGAATGTCGATGATTGCTAGTGCGTCACCTCTGCGCTCACATACGTCAATCATATGAGAGGTTAGTGTTGGGTCTGTTAAACCTGGGGTTGTTATGATATCACACTCTACTACCTCTTCATCAGATACAGAATCGATTGCTCTACGAACAGAGTTGTATGCATAGTTATTGATTTCTGTTCCTCCTGAAAGAAGGCTATTTCTGAATGGGTCTTGCTCTGCGATATCAACTCCATCAAAGCCGCCGACGACTGGCATTGTGAACCTGTCGTAGCCTGCTGATAGAACGTCAAATGTGGAGCCGGCTCCATCAATAGAAGTGCTGCCTGCATATGCGCCTGCGGTGTATGTTGCGCCGGATGTTCCTGCTACAAGGTCTTGCAATGTAAACAAGAAGCTATGCTGTGTGGTTGCATGTGTAATGTCCTTATCGCCTGGGACTGGCAGGCATAAGTCTCCGTAGTCGTCCGCCTGTCTGGAGGAACCGGAGTAGTGTGCCTCAATTCCAAAGTATGCATCTGTTGGGTCTTTCAACTTAGAGTCTGCTGCTGATGCACGGAGCGGGTGAGATGGAAGTGTGATTATATCACATTGGAATGTGGAAGGTCCGATATCCATTGTTCCTGCGATATGATCGTGAACATTGCCGAGGTCACCAAGGACTGAAGATCCTGCGGTGCCGGCGGCGATGCCCTGGGAGGGGTTTCCTGCTGGCTGGTTTAGGTCTTGGAACTTTAATGGTCCATAGAATCCCATTGGTAGTAGTCCAGATGCCAATCCAGAAGTTACCTGCTCGGAAACCTCAACTCTAAAGTAAGATGAGTTGTTTTCAAAATTTCCTTGCTCGATGTACCTTCTCTCTGAATAGTCCCACTCAGACTTCATATCACCGATTCTTCTTGCGATATAGTCTGGCGAATCTGGGTTGAGGTTAAGTCCAGAGAACCTTTCAATGATTTTTGGATTTGCGTCAGTGTCGCTAGACTGTCTAACAACAATACTGAAGGTTCCATACTTTTCATAATCTGTTGTTGATTCTTTAACGTCTTGAACGGATACCTTGAGGTTTTTGCTCTCCCACTGACCGGAGTGAAGTCCGACCATTCTGAAAAGCTTTGTTACGCTCAACTCGGAGCCTGCTGTTTCAATAAGTGCTGCTGAGGCTGTTGTGTCAGCGTTGGCTCCTGTAATCTGGCTGAACACCCAAGGTGTTGTACCGGGGGCTGAGGTTCTTTCGAAGTCGCCGCCTTCGATACCATTGCCAGCAAGAGGAACAATGGCGATTGCCATGTTGCCTGCTGTTGCATCCAAGCCTAGAGATTCAATGTTTCTCTCGAATGTTGGTCCAAGCCAGTAGTACTCTAGTGCTGCTGCTGGTGTGACTGATGCGTTTGTGAGAGTTGGGTTTGTGTTAAGAACCTTTCTGATATAGTTGCCGGAGTTTTTGTCAAAGTTAACCGTGAAGGTTTTAACGACGGTGCCGGGGAGTGGAGACTCGTTTCTCAAGCAAAGAGTGAAGTTTCCACCAGCGGTGGAGATAATTGCTTGAGATATAGAGGTTTTGTAGACCGCTCCGCCTGCATCATATTGGCCACCTGGATAAATTGTTGATGCGGTGTTGGTGCCGCCTGCGGCGATTCTGTATGAAGAGGTGGCGCTCGCTGTGCTGCCAGTGTAGAGGATGCCTGCGAGGACGCCTCGTGAGGCTCCTGTGGTGTAGTCGCCATTCTTCTTGATTAGGAATAATCCGTATGCACCCTGTACTTCGGTTTCGAGGTCAGTGGGGTTAGCGATTTTCCAGCCTGCAACACCTGCGGCAGTAGCACTTGAGTGCTGCTCTCCAAGCAATCTTACGAATGTGATTGGGTTTGAGTTTCTCAAATATGCCTGTGCTGCGAATGCTGCGTAGGTTGGTGCTGTGTAGTTTCCGTTTCTGGAAACGTCATCTGCGGAACCACCTGGGATAGGTGCTCCAAAAACTTCTAAAAAGTCTGAAAAAGACTCGACCTTTACTGGTCGCATTCCTGGTCCCTTTTCAGAACGACCAATGATTACTGGTCCTACTGCTCCGGGGAGCCTTGGTCTTTCAGAATTGTCGATCTCATTAATAAAGATCCCTGGTGATACAAACTTAAATTTACTTGCGGACATTTGCCATCTCTCCTTAAAGAAACATCTTACTATAATCAGTTGAAGATGTTAAAAACATAAATATTTTCTCTAATAAATAGTGTGGCGATTCCCTAAAAGATGTTTTTATGGACGATATTTTTCATCCTCGTTAAAAGGATTTATGTCTCCAAGTATTACTCTTTCTCTTTGTATCTTAACTTCTACTGCTGATTCTCTTACAACAACCTTCGGTGTCTCTTGGTTTGGCCCATCTCCAACGATGTGTCCAAGGACATCTATTTGTATGTTTGTTATGTAGTATCTTTCACCTTCGTCTAGTGATGAAACAGAGTTTTCCTGAGAGAAGTCTTGATTAATAAACCCCTCGTATCTGTTGTTCTCACTGTCCATGACAAAATAGTTTATTCCGCCGGGAGTTGATATGAATGGCTGCACCAATTCATTCATCTGCTGTTGGAACTCTGTTTTGATTGCGATGTTGTAGGTGCAGGTTACATATACGGGCATTGGTATTGTAACTGTTTGATATACAACCTTATCATTTCTTTTTCTTGTACGAAAGTTTAACTGTCCGACTCTTTTATTAGAATCAGCATTTGCATAGTTGGCTGTCTTGTTTTGCTTGACTTTTCTGCCAATTGTTATAGAACCTTTTTTGAAGTCATTTACTGGTGGGATGTTGCCCCAGGCTGTTCCCTTTTTTGAGGGGTCTTTGGCAACGCCGGTTCTTTCTACTGTTATTAGTGGGAAAATGAGAGCGCCATTAGCGTCTCTTAAATCTTTGTTATCTTTGATCTGAAAAGACCTTTCTGGAGTGACCCATAAAACGGGTGTCTTCTTCCAGCCCTTGTTTGTTGTGCAGTGGAGATCTAACTCTTTACTTACAAAATCATACAATGCTCGGTCAATTGTTTCTAGATTAGAAGGAGCATACTTTGGCTCATTAAGTTTTGTGTCATCACTTGGCATCGAATACTCCCTCTCTTGCTCTACGGCAAGTTGCTACAATCTCGAACTTTTGGTCGTCTTGTCCAAATAAATACTTTGGCATACTTGATTTTACAATCTCATATAACTTTCTATCGTACTGAACAAAGTCGCCAACACGAACGAAAAGGTTTTGGTCTTCTGTGAGTCTTCTTCTGTGAAAGAAGATTTCTATTTGATGCATCTTGTCATACCCAAAGCCATCGTTATTTACATCTGACTCCTGGTAGTTAATAAGAGCATGAACCCTTATTGGTGGCAAGAAGGACTTTTCTATTGC